CGTGATACCCTCAACATGTGAGACCGGGGCCTCAACCTTGGCTTCGTGTCCGTAGGAGGAGAACAGAAACGGAATACACTCACGCAATGTCTGGAGATCCGAACGCTCACAAAAGAAGACTGCATTATCGCCATCAGCGCAGAAATCCCAAGGCCTCCCTGGTAAGGCGGTGCGCACACACGCTATACACATCGCCGTCATGGCTAGTGAATTTCCCAGGCCGGTATTTGGGTCTCCGGATGCTCGTCCTCCCTCGCGTTTGAACTTCACCCCGTTCATTGTAGTGCCAAAGTTGTGGATCTGCATCCACAACAACTTCCGTAAACGATCACTCCTGTTGTGACGCAGGTAGTAACCGTGCTCTAACTCCAAGAACCACCTACCATGGTGGGCCTCGAAAGCGGTCATATCAACCTCGAAACACACCGGCTCACTGAAATGAGCAAACTTCTCAATCAGTAGTGCAGCGCGCTGGGTTGCGTTGAGTCCCTTTGCCACCAACCTGCTAGGGGGTACTCCGGCAAAGTGTGGTGTGACCAAGTGCTCATAAATCGAAGCTTCAATCGGATGAAGATAGGACATCAGTTCCAAGTTGTACCTTGGACTTCTTCCCCATATCATCCTCGGCTTGGATGGCTTGGCGAAATAGTCAAACTTCTCAGCTTTAACAAACGCCCGGATTTTTGAGTCTCTCAACTCAGACAATCCGTCCTCCAAAAGACTTCGATGAGCTTCCTCATATCTCACCCTCCACCTGCCGCTGTACCCCTGCACCAGTTTGGCTAGCGACATCTGAACCTGGGGTCTGACATAACGGCGCATATATCTAAACGCCTGCCTAATGTTATGCCTCCCCCAGGCTCCGACTGCTACATCGGGTTCAGGGACAGCTTTTAACATGCGTAGCCGAAGACCTGCAACCTCATTGCAGATACAGCTAGAATGCATGTCTGGGGTCCACGTGCCGGACACCGGCGACACGTAGCATTGATAGGTAAAGCCGGGCCTTACCA